GTTTCTAAACTGTGTTGGTGACTGTCTTCTGCGTTTGAAAAACTCATTTGTTGATTAATTTTATTAGTAGACTATTTTTAGTCATTGGATGTTCTCTTTCGTATGTGCTTAACAGCATCATATTGTTACTTATCCTTGGCCATAATTCTTTTCTTAGAATATTTAAATCATCTATAGTATATTTTTTGCAGATTCTTTTAATCTCATTTAAAAGTTGAATTCTACGTTCGTCTTCATTGATTATATTGTCGTAACTGTGATCCACAATATCGTCAAACACATCAAATCCCATATCTCTTACAGTTTGAACAGTACCTGGAATTGCATTCCATAATGGCAATTGTCTGTAAGCAAATGCTTTAAATGTTTTTTCGGTAATAAACATTTGTGTCCAACTATCATCATCTGACTGCGAACTTGTTTCCGATACAATATTAAAAAAACATTTGAAAAATCTTTCATCAGTATGAAAATGCTGTTTACGATCATCTTCGATTTCGCCATCCACTGTAATAGGCAATGTATAAGGATGCATTATATTTTTATAAACAGGCAAATCGTTTGCCCATCTATTTGGTTGTGTTGCACAACTAATTAAATTGCTGTTTGTTCCAAATGTATCCAACAACATTCTTGTAAATTTTAATCTACTAACAGATATTCTACGTTGTAAAGAAATAAAGTGTCTATCTATGACTAAGTCTTTCCAATCTATTTTTAAATTGTTAACGTGAGATAAGAACCTACAATGTGCTACCATATGTGTAGGAAAAGTTTCAAACTTATAATCCAAAGACTCATTAACTACAACATTAAAAAGTACTTTGACTTCTAAATTAGGATAAAAATTTTGTATATCGGCAACCATACCGTTCATTGTATCTGTTCCAATACCTTCGTTGGTACAATCAAAAATAATTGTATCGTTTAGTGTGATATTTTCTTTGGCAAGTTGTGATTGGAATAGTTCTAAAAAGTTTCCTTGTCTGATAATTTCAAAGTCGTTGTTCCATGCGTTATATACAAGTACTCGATTGAAATATCCGAATCTAGGAATAGGAACCATTACAGTGTAATATCCTCCATACCAGCAGTACGTAATTTAACAATGTGTCCAAGTTGCCATTGTTTGGTATCTAACCCTTTCATAATACCTAACCATTTGTTACGCAACAGTGCTACCTCATTAATTAATATTTCCATATCAACAACTTCATCTTCGCCATCAACATACTTTTCTACATCTCTGCTAGATAGACTACGTTGATAGTTTTCTAAATATGATTTAAAGTGTTTACGTCTTATTCTACGTAGTTCTATGTTTAGGTATTCCAGTACTGCTTCTATTTCCTGTAGTTGATGGAAACGATGTTCTGTTACACCGGGTAGTTCTTTGATATTAGTTTCTACGTGTCCATGAACAACAACATCTGTTCTTGCATTAGCAAGTTCTTTTTCGTAATAACTTATGAAATTAGGCAGTTGTCCTAAACTACTTGTTACTTTGTTATACCACATAAAATTCCTATGTGTTTGGGATGTTATTCATCCCAATCGTATTCTTCTTCGTACTCGTCTTCTTCTTCGTCTACTTCGACTTCGTCCGAATAATCAGTACACACTTTTTTGATTTCTTCATTAGTAGTGGCATCTGCAATCTCTTCTGCATCGTAACCATGTTCTATTAACTTAGCAACAAAATCTTCAAGTGCATCTTTGTGATCAGGAATATGCTCTAGCATTACTTCCATGATTTCTAAATGTAAATCAAGACTCATCTAATTCCTCCATAACTTCATCATTAATATCGTTCTCAACGATGTCGCTATTTATGTCTTCGATAATTTCTTCTTCTTGAACAGGTGCTGGTTCTTCGTAATTAGACATATCTTCCATAACGATGTCTAAACATCCATCTGTATTCTTTTCCCACGCCTTACGGAATTGTAGAATTTCTTCACCTGTTGATTTAACTACATACTGTAATCTGTTGCCAGACTTTTTAAGTAGTCCTTGCTTTTCTGCTAAGTCTACAAGTCCACTGTACGGATTCATTCCAGATTCGTATGGAATTTTTACCTGTACTGCTTCAAAAGGTTTAGCATATCTTGTTTTCATTACTTTACAAGCGGCTCTAATACCTTTTACTTCTGTAGTCTTATTACCTTCCTCGTCTTCTTTTAACTTGAGTTTACGCATTGCTACAACAATAGAAGATGCATAGATAAATCCTTGTCCACCTGAAATTTTATCATCTGGATCAAACATATCTTGTGATGCGTATGTATGATTAGTAGCAACAATACCTACATTGTAAGCACCAATCATATTAACTGTGTTACGTACAAGTGCTGTAAGTGCCTTTGGTTTACGTCCCAAGTCACCTTTTAAGTCACCCTTGTCAAACTGATCAACATCAGTTGGCGTTAGTAACATACCTAGTGAGTCAATAACAAACAATACTTTTGGTCTTTCTTCATCCGGTAATGCTTTGTAATCTTTCATAAACTCTGAGATTGTTTTGGCAACATCGTCAATCATTGCCATTGATAGTTTTAGCAATTTCTCTTCCGATGTGTCTACATTTAATGCGTGTAACCATTGCTCATCTAATGCGTTCTCTGTATCGATTAGTACAACAAAAATACCTTGCTCTTGTGCCGCTTTTACAATGTTAGCACTAGCAAAATATGATTTACCTGCACCGGATTCGCCAGCAAATACAGTTACTTTACCAAGTGGAACACCTTTGTGGAAATCTCCACTAATTAGATAGTTAAGTGCATAGTTACCTGTACTTACCCAATCAGTTGGATCATTAAAACCAATACTAAGTCCGTCAATGGATTTAGTAATATTCTTTCTAAACTTACTTACGTCAAATGGTTTTGCCATATATTACCTCAAGTTATTAATAATTGGATTTATCTAATCCATAAGTTTCAATACATTCGTCTTTTATATAATCTGGCAATTTATCAAATTGTTCGAATGTATAACAATCTGGCCAACTATTATCTTTTATTCCATAGTAAAAATTAATCCATTTACTGCGTGTGTCGTATATTGGAATAATTCTAAATATTTCATACTGTGTTGTGTTTATCTTGCTACAAATATCACGGTAAATTTTTGCAGTCTCATCGATCATACTGTGTAACTTTTTATTATTATATTCAATATCTTTTCTAATAAGTTCTGTATTCCACTGTTTTTCTACCCAAAATTTAGTATTTTCAATGATTTGGTTAAAACGTTCATTCACATCATATATCTCATCATAATTTGGGTGAGGCAGATATTCTGTAAAAGTTTTAAAACCTATGTCCTTAAGCATCTTTAGATTGTTTGGCAACCCTGCCATAATAAACGGTTGATTGTTAAGTATTGGTGCCCAAGTTTTTTCAGAAATAATAGGTTGTCCACTCATCCAAGTTTCTGCAATAACTCTAAAACTTGTTTGTTCGTAAAGTTCTTTTGTCATTGGAAAACCATCACAATGAAATCCACCTATAGCAAAATCTTCTGCTTTAATATCGTCTGGATTGTTTATGTGAGTCTTATAAAAATCATTGTATTCTTCGTTACTTAGATCAGGTAGTATTTTTTTGGAAGATTCAAATATTTCATCATTATAAAAAAGACTCCATATACACTCATCTAATAGATTATTTTTATAATATTGATACAGTAAACCAATTCTATTAGGTTTATCGGGTTTGCCAGTTAAAAATAAAAACTTATCAGCACTATCTATCCATTCATTATTAAATGTGCTTGATTTAAATATATCTCTTTCTAAATATAATTGTATTAGTGATAAATCTAAAAAGTAATGCTCTATATTTAGATCCCAAAACATTGCTTCTTGCCCAATATAATTGTTTTTTTGGAATATCCAAATTATTTTTTTATCGGAGCACTGATTTTTAATTTTAGTTACATAATCTAATTTCTTTTGTCTAGGTTCTACTTCTATTTCATATAATATAACTGTATCTTTACTATGTTTTATATCATCTATAATCTCATTTAACCTATTTCCACGATTAAGATAGTTGATATTGAAACAGTATGGATAGTAATTATTAAACATTTAACCAGTCCTTACTCATATATCTATCATAATTGTATTCTATGTTTTCGAATTCAATTGTATGTAAATCATGTAGATCTTGTTTAGATAGGTTACGAAACTTAAGTATGCCATCTATCAATTGAACTAACCTTTTAACCGGATGTAGAACACTATCAAATGAGTAATCAAAAACTGTATCGTATAATTTAAAACCATAATTATCTACAAGTCCTTTATGCCAGTTAGGTTGTGCATATGATAAGAATAGTCCACGTGTTGCTATGCTATATAAAAACTTTTCTGTATAAAATGGATAGTAAGATGTTGCAATTGTTTCACTTACTATGTGTAAGAAACTTTTAGTTAACAAATCTTCGAGATTTTTTATATTATTGTAGTGATCGAATCTTATGTAGTTTAATGTATCAATACGAGAATTAAACGATTCGTCATTAGCAAATAATTTTTCATACAAACACAGTTCGTTATTGTCTAAACCACTTTCTACTAGATGACCATAAACAATATCATTTGTGTACGCAAAGTTCTTTGTACAATATTTGCTATTGTAAATATTTTGATTACTTAATATAGATGTTAATAATTTTCTGCTTATATGTTCTGATCCATTAAAGGAACATAAAAAGTTTTCGAAGTTTAAATCAGGATGTATGTTGTATTTGTATAAATCTACGCAACAATTATCTTTATCAAAATTATTTCTGTAGATTAGATTAAGATTTTTATATTTTTCACATACAGTATCGTTAAAAATATATTCCGTCTCTACATTACCTATTATATCCTGTTGTTTCGCTACATCATTTAAAAAATCTAAAACAGGATTATTGTAATTTGCATCAAAACCGCCCAAATGATCTACTATTTGAAAAGGGAACGTTATATTCTCTAACTTTTGTAAATCTTCAATGAACATTATTTAAAGAAGTTTTGTCTTGTTCCTTCTCTATTAAGATCGTTTGTTATGCAGTGAATACCAGCATCCCAGAAATATTTGTGTCTGAATGGTGATATATGTACATTAACACCGTGTCTTGCACACGCTTCTTCTACTTTGTCGTTATGTGCAGATACAATTACATTTTTTTGATCGACAACTAACATATTCACATCAAACACAGTTTCGTGAACTTCGCCTACCCATTCATCAAAATAATGATCTACCATCTGTGTCATATTAGGATCTTTTTCAAATCCAGGAAAGAACCATCTACCTTTATTGCGTTTCATACTATGTTCAAATTCACGCATATGCGAATAGTTTGAATCGGGTAAGTAAACTACTTCCCACTCAGGAAATGTTTCTTTATATGTAGGAATATCATTTAAACTAATAATAAGTCCTGGCGTTACTGGGCAATAAACAGCATCTCCGTGTCCACCAGCATTTACAATTTTATTTTGTGTATCCGGAAAATATTCGTTTACTTGTGTAAGTAATTTTTCTTTATCGTCGTGGTATGTTTGTGTAGCAAAGTATAAATTATCACCTATACGACTTACAAAACAACCATTAATAAAATCTAATTCTGTATATTTGATTTCGTTACCTTGTGATTTTATGTCATCAAATATGTGTGTATAAAAGTTAAGTTTTGCATCTAAATGGTTTTGGTCAAACTCTTTAAACTTTTCAAACTTTTCACTAATTTCTTTTTCAAACTCAGGATAAGCATTATAAAAGTCTTGTGGTCTAACGAAATCTTCCCACCAACTTTGCTTATTTTGTCTAAAGAATACAGACCATGCATGACTTGCATTTGGTATTTCTGGTACCCAAAACTTATCACCTACCATTATAAAATAATCTCTAGGTGCTGTGGGTGGTTGAACCCATTTACCATCTATATATAATTCTTCCATATTAGTTGGAAATTCGGGCCTAAATGTCTTGACTCCAAATTTTCCTTCTAATAAGTTAATTAAATTTTGGTAATCTTCTTCTGTTTCCATTGCCAGTTTTTCAAACGTGGCTCTTGTTTGTGGATTTTCTATCCAACTATAGAATTCAGGCGGATACGTTCTTCCAACCATACAAACCTTTAATGGATCCCAATGTTGATAAACCGAATACATTACATTCCTTATTAATACTAAATTACACTTACTTAGTTGAATTATCTTCTGCTACAAAATATATTATAGTTCCTATACTAATAACACTAGATAATACAAACATATCAAATATTCCAAACATCACATACCTCCTCAAATATGTAACGAGAACTCTACACTAGATCCTTTAGAGGTAGGTATAGTGTAGAGAAAACGTCAGAACAAACTATTATGCGTTTTGCCTTGCTCTTATTTGTGCCAGGATATCTTCTGCCTTACTTGCTCCAGTAGACTCAGTAGCAGGTGCTTCCGTTGCCGGTGCTGTTGCTGTTGTTTCTGCTGGTGCTGTTTCAACCGCTGGAGTTGGAGCAGGAGTTGCCGCTGTTGTAGTACTTTCAGTTGTTGTAGTTGAACCTGCTGGTGCGTCTACTCCGTATGGACGATAGTAGTTACCCCATTTCTCAACATCATATTGTTGACCATCTACTGATGCTTCAAACATTTCTTTAATAACTTTAAGTTCTACTTCATTTGGTTTTGGTGGTAAGAAATCGTTTAGATTGTTAAGACCAAAACTGTCA